GCCTTCACCGTCACCCTCAAACAATCCGCAGGCACGGGCCTCGTCTTAGGCGCAAGCGGGTCGACCATCACGGTCTGCACCAGCACCACTTGCATTGACGCGACTGGCGCCACCCCATACACTAGAAACTTTCTCATCGCAACCAGCGTAGCACCTGCTGTCAGTGCCCTCGGCCTAGCCAACACTGCAACCCTCGTAGCGACGTCGATTGGCAGTGCTCTTATCACGGCCGTCGACACCTCGGCTGGCCGGGCAGCTATCGCGGCAGCGGGTTCTGGTGCAGTTACTGCTTCCGGTTTGACCATGGCCACCTCCCGCCTGCTGGGCCGCACCACGTCAGCTACGGGCACGGTCGAGGAAATCACAGTCGGTTCCGGCCTGTCGCTCTCTGCTGGCAGCCTGTCGGCTATTGCCGGAACAGGAAACCTTTTGAACGTCCAGGTTTTCACCGGCTCGGGCACTTACACCCGCACCTCCGGTGCCACTCGCGCTGTGGTCGTCGCAGTAGGTGGCGGCGGTGGCGGTCGTAGTGTTGGCAGTGGTGGAAATGGCGGCACAACTTCATTTGGGTCGCATGTGAGTGCTGCTGGCGGAAGCGGTGCTACAAGCGGCGAAGGCGGCGCCGGCGGCACTGGCGGTTCGGGCGCTACTATCGCCATAAGAGGCGCCCCTGGCGTGGCAAGTGCGGCTAGTTTTGGTGGTAACGTGGGTGTGGCTGCTGCTGGGGCTGGTGGCGGTCAAGGCGGCGGCCTATCGACCACGGCGGGCGTTCGCGGCGGTGGCGGCGGCGGAGTTGCGGTAGCACAGTTTTCTAGTTGTTGCGGAAGTGCTGTGGGTGTTGCTGGCGGCGGCGGTGGCCAAGGCGAAACGTGCATTCGCTACATTGCATCTGGCTTGGGCTCGACTGAAACCGTAACCATTGGAGCAGGCGGTGCCGGGGGTACTGGCACTCCGGGGGTCGCGCCAGCGGCGGGGGCCGGGGGCGCCGGCTACGTCATCGTCTACGAGTATTCGTGATGCTGCTGTCGCCTCTCGCGCCGCCCGGCGCTCCTGATCCCGAAAGCCTCATCAAGCTGTACACGGAGAAGAAGATGCAGACCTATGCAATGGTGCAGGGTGGCACAGTAATCAACGTCGTTGTTTGGGATGGCGCTACGCCCTATGCCCCGCCCGAAGGCTGCGCCCTACATGCCTGCGACGGGCCTGTCGGCATTGGCTGGGCGTGGGTGGACGGCGCTCCTGTCGATCCGAACCCGCCTCCCCCGCCCGCGCCTGCGCGCATCGTTGATCCCGAGAAGCCGGCTGAAGGCGGCCCGGCCGTCCTCTAATGCTGGAAGCCAAGCCCTTCGCACTCGGCAAGCTGACGGGGACGATCTACGACTTTCCCGAGACCGGCGACGTGCTGCCCCTGCACACCCACGGCGAGGCCGATGTGCATATCAGCATCGTTGCGCGCGGTGCATTTACAGCGCGGGGCACAGGCTGGCAACGGGCCGTGAAGGCTGGCGACGTACTGGATTGGAAGCCCAACGAGGAGCATGAGTTCGTTGCCACCGAACCGAACTCTCGTCTCGTCAACATTGTGAAGGGCACACCCTAAATAATGTCTGCGACTTTTCAAGACCAAAAACTAACCGAATTGGAGTTCAAGGTCGGCGTCATCAAGGAGAAGACCCAACTTGACGCGGGCGGCTTTTGGACTGACGCCGACAAGGTGCGCTTTCGCTACGGTCGCCCCGAACTCATGGGAGGCTGGCAGCGCGCCATCGACACTTCACAGGACCCGAAAATCTTCGGCGTCCCACGCTACCTCACATCCGTCCGCAACCGGCTTGGCCAGGCTGCCGCCTTCATCGCCACTCACAACGGCCTGTTCTCCAGCGAACTCTCCACCTTCTACGACATCACGCCTGTCGTCGCATCCGTCTCATCCTCCAACATTCTGTCCACGACTGCCGGCTCAACCAAGGTCGTCGTCTCCGTCTCGTCGCATGGCATGACGGACCAGACCCTCGTCGGCATCGTCTCTGCCAACACCACCATCGGCGGCAACATCATCATCAATCCGGTGGTCTCAACTGAAGTCCTTTTCGAAGTCAGCATCATCGACACTAACAGCTTCTCTATCGACGTGGGCACCACAGCCGCCGCAACCTCCGCACTTACGGGCGGCCCGGCCACCGTTCGTCAACGATACAACGCCGGCAACATTTCGACTATTCCCCGCTCCGGCTGGGGCACCGGCCCTTGGAGCGGCAACTTCGGCTGGGGCACACCCTTCGGCACCGTCTCCGATCCCATCCGCCTTTGGTCCGCAGACCTGTGGGGCACCAACATTATGGCTGTGCCCTCCGACGGCCCGCTCATGTACTGGGATACCAACGCTGGCATCACTGACCGCGTCACCATTGTCACGGCCGCGCCCTCCGTCAACCAGATTGTGCGCGTCGCCTCCGAAGCGCGGCACGTCCTCCTCTACGGCACCCACGACGTCTCCGGCAACTACAGTCCGCTGCTGATCCGCTGGTGCAGTCAAGAAGACTTCACCGACTGGACGCCCTCCGCGACCAACACCGCAGGCGACTACCCGCTGCCGAGCCGTGGTTCCGAAATCCGGGCCGTCAACCGCATTGGCGACAAGACCGCCATCCTAACCGACAACGACCTTTACATCCAGTCCTACATCGGCGGCAACGACGTTTTCGGCTTCACCGCCGTCGGCGAACAGTGCGGCGTCATTGCCCGCAACGCGGCCATCGAATACAGCGGTACCCTTTACTGGATGTCGCCGAGCGGTCAGTTCTTCCAATACGACGGCCGCCTCCAACCTCTTAACTGCACCGTGCTGCGCTTCGTATACGATAACCTCGACCCGCTGTATGAGGACAAAATCTACGCCGCAACCAATGCGACCTTCGACGAAGTCATGTGGTTCTACACTTCGAAGGAATCGCCCAACGGCGAGAACGACCGCTACGTCATCTATAATACGCGCGAAAAGCACTGGTCCATCGGCACCATGCCCCGTACGGTCTGGGAAGACAGCAACACCTTCCTGTACCCACTGGCTATTGACGACAACGCATCCAACCTGTACTATCAGGAAGCTGGCTACACTGCCGATAGCTCTGCCTTGGGCGCCAATCTGCAAGGCGCATACTTCGACCAAGAGGGTGGCAACTCTATCCTCTTCGTCAACAAGTTCGTCCCCGACTTCAGCAACCTCGCGGACAACACGCCCTACACCGGCACCCTCAACATCTCGCTCCAAGCCCGCAAGTACCCTGGCGGCCCGGTCATCACCAAGGGTCCCTTCCCTGTGACCGGCAACACCCAGAAAGTCTCGACCCGCCTGCGTGGCCGCGAACTCGCCATCCAAATCCAGTCCTCCACTTCCTCCAACGTGCCATGGCGGATGGGCCAGTTCCGCGCAGCAATCGAGCCTGACGGCCTGCGATGACCCGTCGCATCTCCTCCCGGTCCTTCCCGTCCGCGCCCGCTGAATGGGATGCCTCTTCCCGCGAGGTCTGGAACCAACTCATCAAGGTCCTCGAACAAAGCGACCTGTTCGACCCGGGCCGCCGCACCCGTCCCCAGTTCATTGTGCAGGGCACCGTCTCCGCGCCCCTGACTGTCGACATGCTGAACCCATCCGTCACTGTCCTCACAAACGTCGTCGGCAAACTCCTTCTGGCCCTGCAAGCCAGCAACTTCGTCGACGTCCGATAGGTTTACTTTCCTTAGCGCCCATGTTATAATACCTGTTAGAAGGCCGACCCATGTCCGAATCCCTTTACGATCAGTCCTACTTTCCGTTCATGGACTATCTTGACCAGCCGCAGGTCGAGGGTGAGGGCGCTTTGACCACGCTCATGCCGTTCGGCATGATGCCCGTTGATCAAACCGAAGTCCTTCCCATGATGGAAGCTGAAGACGAAATGGCATTCGCGGTCGGTGGCCTCGTCCCGCTCGAAGGCGGTGGCAAGGTGGCCATTGGCCCCGGCGGCGGCCTCGACGACCTGATCCCCACCTCCATCAACGGTCGCCGCGCCGCTGCCCTGTCGGACGGCGAGTTCGTCATCCCCGCTGACGTCGTTTCGATGATGGGCGACGGTTCCTCCAACGCTGGTGCCCGTCGCCTCTACGACCTCGTTAAGCAGGTGCGCGATGCCAAGACCGGCACCACCCGCCAAGCTGGGCCGCTGCCCGTCGGCGACATCCTTAAGCGGAGCCTAAGCTAATGCCCATCGGCAGACTCCTCGGCCTCGGTTCTCAAAAGTCTTCGAGGACCGCAACCACCACGCCAATTGTTCCGGCGGAAGTCCAAGCCGCGCGTAGTGACCTTCTGAGCCGGGCTGGCGCATTTGCTGCCCAGCCGTTTGAACCGTATACCGCCCAACGCATCGCGGAGTTTACGCCCGACGAACTGGCCGGCTTCGAGGCTGCACGCCGCATCGCTGCAACCAGCGGTGCTTTGTCGCCCCTCACCTCCGAGCTTGTCCGCGAAGGTGTCGCCGCCTCGCGCGGCCTCGCAACCCGCCTGCCCGAAACCGACCTCACCGGCTACATGTCGCCTTACACTGAGGCAGTTTTGGCGCCGGCTCTCCGCGACATCGGCGAAGCCGCTGAAAAGGAGCGTCTGCGTCTCGGCCAACAGGCTGCGCGTACTGGCGCCTTTGGCGGCTCCCGTCAAGCCATTGCCGAGTCTGAACTCACTGGCCGCACGCAGCGCGCCGTCGGCGACGTGTCTGCCCGCGAACGCGCCAACGCCTACAACCAAGCTCTCGCCCAGTTCCGCCTCGACCAAGAGCGCATTCCCCAGCTATACTCAGGTGCGCTCGGCCAAGTCGGCACGGGTCTCGCCCAAACGGCGGCCCGCCTCGGCACTGAAGTTGCCCCGCTTGCGACGGCCGGTCAGGCACAGCGCGCCCTTGAACAAGCTGAACTCGACTTCGCTCGCCAGCAGTTCGAAGAAGAGCGCGACTTCCCAATTCGCGGCATCGAAGTTCTGCGCGCCAGCCTCGGCCTGTCGCCTCAAGTTCTTGGCATCGGCTCCACCACCAACGAAACCACGACGCAGCCCGCGCCCAACCTTCTCGGTCAGATCGGCGGCGCCCTTATGAACGCGCCCAGCCTTATCGCTGGCGGCAAGTCTGCCATTGGCGGCCTCGGTTCGTTGGGCTCACTTGCTCTAAGCTTCCTCAACCCCGCCGCTGCCGTTGCCGCGCCCGGCCTTTCTTCCATGTTTAGCGGCTTCGGCCAGACCTAAAAGAGGGCACGCACATGGCCGAAACCTACTCTGAGATGCTGCGTCGCGCCTTCGGTAACACTGCCGGGCCGATTCCGATGATCGTTAACGACAATGTCGGCCTCTTTAACTACCTTCGCGGGCTTGTTAGCGGCGAACGCACTCGCCCGCCTGAGTCGCCGTCCACGGAACCCATGGCCCCAGCCGTCTCCGAGAACCCGCCCTCCTCCTTCCAGCTTGCTCAAGAGGAAGCTGCTCGCCGCCGGGCCGCCACTGCTAACCAGCCTTCCACTCCGACTGTCACGCCGGCCGAAGCCTCCACCCCGCCCGTGCAAGCAGCCGCACAGACTTCGCCGTCCAACGCCTTCCTCGACATGCTGCGCCAGCGCGTCAAGGACCAGATTGCCGGCGAAGACGGCCAGCGCATCCGCGACATTGGCATTGGCATGCTGGCTTCTCGCAGCCCGAACTTCTTTACCATGTTTGGCGAGGGCCTGCAATCCGCCAATCAGGCCGAGCGCCAACGTCTCGAAACCCTGCGTCAGGCTGCCGACGCCGAGCGCCAAGCCCTTGCCCAGCGTTCCGAAGAAGAGTATCGCCGCGAACAGAACCGCCTTCAGGCCGAGCGTCTTGCCGTCGAAGGTCCTTATCGTGCTGCCCTGTCTGAACAAGCACTTGCTAATGCTGCTCTTGCTCGTCGTGGCGGGGCTACAGGGGTTGGAGCGGCTGGTCGTGCCGAAACGCAGCGTGAACGCGATGCGCGCATGGCCGGCGAACGTGCTGTTACTGCGGCAAACGCTGCGCGCGCCCGCGCTTTCCCAGTGGAACCTCCGCTTACGGAGCAGGAAGCCGCTGAACTTCGAGACAGGACTATGCGCCGCTTCTTGGCGGCCCCGGGCCAAGCTTCTGTCGGCCTTCCTGAACCGTCCCCTACTCCTCGCATCACGGTTAATCCGAGCGGCCAAACTGCTCGATGATCCGCGTCAAGCTTAACGACACTATCGCAGTTGACGTAGACGGTACGGATGACCCGCAGGTCGCCGCCCAGCAGGCACGCGCCTACTTCCGCCAGAACTTCCCGCAAGAGTTCGAGGCGTGGCGCCAGACCCAACTCGGCATCGGCTCCTCCCTCCGGCGCGGTGCATCTGCCGGCATCGACCAGTTCCAAGGCGCGCTCTTCTCGGCAGCCGAAGGTCTCGGCCAGCTTACCAACCAGCCCGGCCTCGAAGAGTTTGGTCGTGCAGGCCGCATCCGCAACGCGCGTGAAGCTGAAGCCGCGTTCCCCAGCGAACTCCGCACGCCCTTCCTCTCCGTCGAAGGTCCCAGCGACGTCGGCCGCGCAACCGGCGAAGCAGTCGCAGGCGCCCTGCCCGGCACGGCCACTGGCATTGCTGGCGCCATCGGTGGTGCCCGCGCTGGTCGCGCAATCGCTGGCCCTCGCGGCGCTGTCGCTGGCGCCCTCCTCGGTGCAGCCGGCGTCTCCTTCCCCCAACTGGCCGGCGAAAACATCCAGCGCCAAATCCAAGTCGAAGAAGACGAAGGCGCCCTCCCCTCTGAAGCCCGCGCCCCGGCGCCCGGTACTGCCTTCGCTGCCGCCGTTCCCCAAGCCCTCCTCGAAGCTGTCCCCGAAGTCGCCACCCTCGGCGCCGCTCGCCTGCTTGGCCGTCCTGCCACTGAAGCCGGCGCTGCCCTCCTGCCCCGCATCGGCCGTCGTGCGGCAATCGGCTCTGCCACTGAGCTTCCCACCGACGTTGGTCAGACCGCCATCGAACGCGCCC